ATCAGTCTCTGGGCTTCAACGGGTTCGAGCCACCGAACCCGCTTGTTCCTTTCCTGAGGAACCTTAATCACCGGCCCTTTTTCGATCCACTTCCAGTCTCGTTCAGCCGCCCGCATTAATGCCTTCATTAAAGCCAGGTGCTTCGCCTTCGTTGAAGTTGATACAGGCTCCGGCTTATAAACCCCCATATCGATTCCCTTCTTCTGCATCCCTGCAGCACGCTGCCTCCAGCGCTCCTCAGACTTCCTGTTATTCATCCTGCTTACAGCGGTGTAAATCTTCGCTTCGGTAATGTCCTTCAACAGAACACCCTCAAAGTGAATCAGCCAGAATCCCATCCGGCCTTTATCGGCATCCAGTGACTTCTTGTGTGCTTTCTCTTCAAGCCAGCGCATGCAGGCTTCGTCAAAAGTCACGCTGGGAAAATCACCGAGTTTCTCTATCCGCCACAGCTCAGCTTTTCTTTGGTCGTGCAGCTCCTGAGCTTGCTTTCGGTCCGTTGTCCCAAAAGACTCCTTAATCCTTTTGCCGCCCGGCGTTGTGTAGCTGCCGTACCAGACATTCCCTCTGCGGAATAATGACATGCTCTCTCCTTATCATGTGCATCACCCGCGCTCACGGCGACAGTGTGCAACGGATTATTAAGGGCGGCAATACACGCCTGCCGGGTTACAAGATAGGGTGACTTGTTTTTGCTGGGGTCTTTACGTGTCGCGGTGAGCCGGCCGGTCCGTATCCAGTTGCTGGCGGTCGGCCGGGAAATACCGAGAAACGCACAGGCCTCATCCAGCGTCAGTGAGTACGCTTCCATAGTTGACCTCGTTCAGAGTATTTTGAATATCGCCCAGGCGGCGATCACGAATGATATTGCGATGAGAATATGGGGAAGGGTTATCACGTTGCCTGTTGCTTTAATTTCTCGAGAATCTCATCCGGGTCTGCTGCTGTTTCTGCGCAGCACTGATAAAAATCATCTTCGTTCTCATCCGTCAGCAAGGTGATCGCTTGCGCCTCTTCCTGACTGAGTTGGTATTGTCGAATATCGTCGAAAGCTACGTAGCAAAGGCGACCTCCCAATATATCAGTCTGCGAACCTATTGCTGGCTCCTTGCCATCTTCGTACTCAACGACAAATGTGTACCTGCTCATCTCATCTCCTTATCCACTACGCGCACGTAATAGGTCAGCCACAGGCGTGCTGAGAACTTACCTGGCGGCAGCGCGGTGATTTGTTTGGTGTGTTTGTCCAACAGAAGGGTGGTAATGCGATCGTGTTCTGACTTGGGTTTGTCGGTGATGGCTTTGAGGATTTCAGCTCGACACTTGCGGGCTACTGACCTCAACGCGTTTTCCTGTGCTGGCGACATAGCACATCCTCACGCTACACGGCGCTGCTTGGCTGCCCACTGATTAAGCTCATCATCTTTCCTGCACTCCGGGCAGCAGTAGCTCGCACCCGGCTGAGACGGCTCCCCACAATCGCCATTGCGGCAAATGGGTGACGGCGGTTCCGGCTTCTTCCTGTTAGCCAAAGCGATAGTCCTTTCCAGTTCTTCAAGCTCAGTGGCCTGGTCAGTTATGTCTGCATGCATGGGGTGACTCCTGAATTTGGACGTAAAAAAACCACCGCATGGGTGGCTTTTTTTCATTGAAAAAAATCAATTGAGAATTAGTTTTGCAAAATAATCCCCAAAGGCATTAATCACGGAAGATACAATAATTAGCGCAATACCAATTACTATATTGATAGAGGTTGACCTCCCTTCAGCCGAGGTGGATGTGGTCTTACCTTCATCATCCAGGCTAGCAAATCCAAATGATTCTGCATTTGAAAGATAAATCCCACCCCTGAAAAGCGGTGAAAGGGTAAGAAGAGTGCCAATCATCACTCCTATAGCGCCGAACCTTGCCAGCCAAGACCAGTCACTCATCTTGAAGGAGATGATTAGCCCCAAAATGATCGTCAAAGCCCACAGAGGAAGCATCAGCCATCGACTGCCAATGTAATAAAAAATGCCATCCAAAGGATGTATATCTTGGTCGCTTGTGTACGGGTTTCTTTTGTAAGACATGATTCCTCCATGATGTTTTTATATTTGCATCTTTATATTAGTCCGGCCTCAAGTTCAAGAAAATATCTGACTGCACTATCCTTATAGAGGAGGTGCCTATGTGCGGACGATTCACGCAGTACAGAACACGCGAAGAATACCTGAAAGAGTTTGCCGACGAAGTAGAGCGGGAGATTGCCTACGACCCTGAACCGATCGGCCGGTATAACGTGGCGCCCGGCACAAATGTCCTGCTGCTAAACCAGCGCGAAGATTCCCTTCATCTTGACCCGGTTAACTGGGGCTATGGGCCCGAGTGGTGGGATAAAGCACCACTGATTAATGCCAGGGTAGAAACCGCAGCCACCGGCCGCATGTTCAAGCCTTTGTGGAACAACGGTCGCGCTATCGTTATGGCTGACGGCTGGTACGAATGGAAGCGTGACGGCAGCAAGAAACAACCATACTTTATCTACCACAAATCCGGAAAACCCATCTTCTTCGCGGCAATCGGCAAAGCTCCCTACGACAAGCAGAATGAGAACGAAGGCTTTGTGATAGTCACCGCCGCCAGCGATAAAGGCCTGGTCGATATCCATGACCGGCGGCCGCTGGTTCTGAGCACATGCGCTGTGCTGGACTGGCTAAATCCCGATACCACTTCCGAAGAGGCGCAGGACATCGCCAAAGAGCAATCCATACCCTCAGACGAATTCACCTGGCATCCGGTAACGAAGTCAGTGGGCAGCGTTAAGAATCAGGGAAGTGAGCTGGTCGAGGAGATTTATGATCCGGTACTTTAAAAAACCTCGCGGGAGCGAGGTAGTATTGTTGTTATTGTTCTGCTACAACTTTGGCTTTACATAGATTCGGTATAAGTAAGGAACGCTGTTTTCGAATCCAGTCGTGTCAATATCCACGATGACATACTCTCGGGTTTCGCCAGCTACGGTTAGTGGTAAGATATCACCTAGCTTTGGTTCAATTATGAAGCTTATTGGGAAGGTCTCATCACTATCTGCGACTGCAACTATAGCCTTAACATCCATAAGTTCTTATCCTATTGATAATCGATGATGTACGAGGGAAGTATTGAACAATAAAACAATAAGAATTTTAGCAGCATTAATTATTGCTGCCATGTTCGTGATAGTTCCGACGACATGGGGCCTCAACGGTTCACCGATGGGTTTCAGATACCAGTTTATCTGGAATATTGGAATGGATGGGCAGACTTCAATGCCCTCAACCCCTTCACCTGCATATCTGATTGCTCAAATTATTGGCGTGCTTGCCATTACGTGGCTTTTGACACGTGACCGACATTAGTTTAAGTAACTAACATCGCTATTTATTACTTTGTCCTCTGGTGCTGAGGTGGTGAATAGTAGGGGTATCATTGACGAAACAAGGTCATCTTTTAGTGGGCATTTCATAGCTCCGCTACTTAAAATTCAAATTCAATTTGATTGGAAAAGACTTCGCAGGACTCAGAGCAGCTGCCAGTGTCCAGTTTCTTGGCTCGGATCATTCGTTCGAACAAATCCCCATAGTCCTGTTCCGCATACATTTTCGCGATACCATCCAATGACAGGTGTCCGCGATACATGACCTCCTTTGGTGTCGCCCGATGCCCATCCCTGACATGCTTTCCGGTTACGCAGTCCTGAAAAAAAAGCTTCATACCCGGCTCATCTTTCGTCGCTAGGCCAAGCTTGTGCGTAGATTTTTTGATGCAGAAAATGCAGTTGCCGAGGTGCTCGGCTATCTGAAGATCGAAGGGTTGCTGCTTCCACCAATCGAGTACGTCCTGTTTCTCAAAGTCGGACATTTCAGCCAGAAACCGGATGCCATCTTTTTTGGCCAGCCGGCGCGGTTCGTCTGCCCTGATTCCAAGCCACGTGGTGTAATTCCCTTTGCCGAATGTGTCCTCGCAATACTTCCTGAACGGCTGCAGCTTCATACGGTCCGTGCAGAAAGCGCCGCCGATATATGGGGTTCCGTACTTCTTGACCATATCCATGAATGGCTTCATGGCAGGCATTTGGGTCTGAATGTCCTTTGGCTCCCAAACCGTGTAGCCGTTGCCTTCACCCAGCTCTGGGTTGATATCGACCTGAAGGCAGACAAGGGGGATACCCCAGAATTTCACCACCTCGCGCACAAACCGGTACGTCATTGGGTGTTCTGCTCCGGTGTCCATGAAGATGTAGTGAACATCTTCCCCGGCCTTCCTGCGCTGCTCCATGAGATAAACGAGATAGGCTGACGTCCTGCCGCCTGAGAAACTAACGACATGAGTCATACCAACTCCTTTTTAAATTTTCGTTACATACAAGCCTGCAGCAATCAGGCGCGCACGACGCTGGGCTGCGATGATGTTCTTCTGGCGCTGCTCTTCATTCGCCAGGCTGAATGACCTCACGCTAACAACGATCGTCTTGCCTGCTTTCGGGGTAATGCGCTGAGGTCGAGAGGTGAGGGTGTAGATGCGGTCGCGATTCCCTTCGCTGTCGATAATCCATTCGCTGGCTTCAATGGTGGCTGTCTGATTGGCGCCGACCTGCCAGCGCATCTGAGCGTGAAGGTCGGTGACAGTCATCTTCAATATCTTCGCCAGCTCCATGCCGGTCATAGGCCGCTTGCTGAGTTGCCAGCATGCTAATTCCTTGAAGCCATCGTTCTTGCATCCTGTGCGGCGGCGATAAAAGGGATTTTTCTTCAATTCTCACCTCCACTGATCACCAAAAGAGAAGCCGACAACCTCAAGCGCTTGGTCCATTTTTTCGATGAAGTCAGGCACCATGTCGTCAAATTTAGCCATGAATTCAGGGTCTCTTTCGACGATGACGTGGTGGATACCTTCGCGTCTCATGCGCGGGTCGTAGTTGGCAAAGAACCAGGCATCCTTACCTGTAACCCACATGCTGTACTGAACCTGAGCCATGTAATCCGATTTGATGGCATCGAACCCGCCAAGACGGAATTTCATGAACACCCCTGTAGTGAATGGGCATTTCAATTCCAGCCCCATCCCGTTGCTGCACAATCCATCAGGAGAACAGGCCACACGCATTGATTCGTCCTTGTAGAGGATCGGAGCCTCAACGACATCCACTCCCGCCGTGAATTCAAACAGCGTCCGTGCTGCCTCTTCGTTTTGCTTACCCCAAGCCAAAGACTTTGCGTTTACCTCCGGCGAGCTGCCGGTGCATATCTCGCCGAGAAGGGTGTAGAAATAGGTCAACTTCATGTCTGACCATGTTTTCCCGCTCTTAGGCTTGGATATCACCTTGGATGCTTCCGATGCGGTGATAACTCCGAGCCTCAATGACATCCAGTCATCGCTTCCCTGCTCGACGCGAAGTACATCTATCCCTGTGCGCTCCAGAATTATTTCTGGTGTCATGCCGCCGCCTTAGCCTTTTTAGACAGGAAGTCATGAGCCTTAACTGCTTCGATTTCTGTCAGTTCTTCTGCAGCCTTAATTGGCCGGCGGAAGATTTGAGAGCAAAGGGGAAGCATGTCGTCATCCCATGTTTTATCCATGGTGGTGAGAAGGTCAGTGATTGTCTGGAGGGTAGTGATAGTGGCGGGAGATACATCCTTTTCCTGACCGCGCTCCTGATTGAAGTTGATGCCTTCGTTTCCTTCCGTGTTCACGTAGTCAATAGCGGCATCCAACCGTTCGCGGCGAGGCCAGTATTTGGCTGCTTGCTTGACCACTGTCTTAAGAATCATCTGCTCTTCGTCAGTCACCCAAGGGCAGGACTTTCCTTTGGTCTTGTATGCCTTCCAGGCTTCAGATCGGTCACGGATAGAGAAAATGTCTTCGGCGCGCATGGTGTGCGTCAGGTAGTCACCTTCATCAGTCTTGATCACGGTGTAGGCACCAACGATGTCTCCGCGCTGCTCCTGAGTATCAAATTCGTTGAATTCATGGCGTGGCGCGTTATCGATACCGGTACGCATGAACTTATCGTTCTTCCTGACGATCGCAGACTGGCACCACTTGATAGCTCCGGATTGCTGAGCAATGTGCATCAGCCCCATGTAACTGATGTCCAGACAGATAGCGCCTTTCCTTGGCACCATGTAGGCAAGCTTTTGCGCCGGGTTCAGTGTTATCCCGATCGCTGAAACGTTCATGATTGCGCTACGGGTTGAAGTGGCGTTCTGCACCGCAACCCCGGCCAGATAATCGTTGTTTGCGAAAATCTGCATCGCGAATTCAGACTCGCGTTTGAAGGTAACCGACTTCTCCGAGCAAACCTGCTCAAACTCTGCTTTCAGCGGGTTAACAATCTCGTAAATTTGATTAACTAACTGCTGGTTCATCACGCCACCTCCCGGTATGAATGCCTGTCTTTCCATATTGTTTCTGCAAGTCGCTGCTCTTCGTTTTTGGTCACGTAATCCCAAAGGAATTTATGCGCCAATTCCTGTGCCTCTGAACCATCCTGAGCGCGGCCAACCATTTCCATATCGTCGCCTTGCTTGGAGAAGAACACCGTCATAGCGGCTTCCACAGGGTTGTGCTTGAGAGGTTCAACAATCTGCTCGACCATCTCCCGCACCTGTTCATGCTCAACATCACCAAATCCTTTGATGATGGTTTCGATTTCCTGTCTGTCTTTGAATGTGAGCCTCATGGCTTACCCTCCGATCGCAGGAACTCAACCAACTTATCCAGCCAGCTCTTACGGGGCGGGGGAGTGAAGCTGGCGCTGGTCAGGATGTTTGATGGCTGGCGCTCGATGTAACCGAACGCGTTAAATCCAGGGCGACCGCATGCCGCCCCATGAGCTGTAGCTAACATGGGTAATCCTTAGGTTGATGGTTTGCATAGCGATGCCCACTCGAATGAATGAGCGTTGATATGAAATTTATTAAATTTTAATTAATGCGTTGATTGTTGTGATTTAATGTGGCTTTTAGCTCTGAGGAAAAAGGATGAAACGCTACGATATTCCACTTGAAGGTAATGAGTATTATTACAATGGTCTGAGAAATAACCTGTTGTCTTTTTGTGTCTCCCTAATTGGAGTGGCCATTTACGCTTTAGTAAAATCATGGCCAGATGGAATGTTTTCTAACATTCCTGCTTGGATATCTATGACTGGTTTGATTGTGCTGGTGATGATTATTTTCTTTTCCACAAAAATATTACCAAGTAGGTTTTACGTTTTTAATTGTGCCAAGAAACCAATTTATAACGCAAGGAAAGCAGCTTTTTGGAATGCGTCTTTACAGCTATCTACAGGCGTGTTCTGTTCATTTTTCTTTGATGTTATGTTCTCACCTGTAACCCTTAGACTCTTTATAACGACTTTGATATTTCTTTCAATCTATGGGATCGGCATGAATGAGTTCGCAAAAAATGCCGTGAAAAAATCCATTCCTTGAAAGTAGTGAGTAATGACTTTGGAAAAAGAGTTAGCTGTGACAGCGAGCTCTTTCATTCCGCATTCCACCTCTCAAACTGGTCTTTGTTCATCTGCTGGCTGATTACCTTGCCTGCAAATACCCCTTTACCTTCTGTTAAATCAGCGCGCCAATGACAGCCACAGGCCATCTGTGTGACGCGCCATTTACCGTCTTTGCGGTCGACTATCATGGTGTGCTCCGGGCATAAAAAAGGCCGCCTGGTGGCAGCCTGTTATTCGTTAAACGCTTCGATTATTTCATCGAGACATCGGTCAGTGTCGACGTCCATTCCGTCAGCACGTTGAAGAACATCGCGCACCTCATCAACAGTCAAATTGAGTGCGGTAAGAAACTCCACGACCGCTGATGTCACAGCTCTGTATTCCCGCTCCTGCAAGCATCCTGCGAATGAACCAGCTACTGCATCCTGCAGCTTTTGCTTAACGTCGCCGGGGTAATCCGTGTTGATCATCTCTCACTCCTGCGGCAGCGCCGCTGGTATTCAGGCGTAAAAAAAGGCCACCGTGGTGACCTTTACTTGTGCGGTTAAAAAATCACCCATGCAACTCCACATACCCTTTTTCAACATCGTATTTAAGATGCTTGGTCAATGAGAACTGTGGATCTGCTTCGTCAAACCGCCGCTTGATCATTGACTGATACTCACCAACGGTCATGCCATCAACCAGTTCTCTGTTGATATTGAAACCTGAGCAGTTGGTGCCAGAGTCAGAGCCGCGCCTGTTAGTTTTGCCGACGATTTTGATGATGTAATGCGGGTTATCGCTGATATCAAATGCTGCAATGTTATTGCCGTTAACAACCATATCGCCCCCAGCGGGTTTGCTTATATCAGTTTACGTAGTTCTTCTTCAGAAGATTCAAGCTTTTCAATGCGTCCCTAAGAATTATGTATGAAGTCTCACTCTATCGGCCGTCATCACTTTGATGTAGGTTTTGAGGTCGGTTGTAATAGGCCTCAATTTCATCACCAAGGATATTTTTTAACTGAAACCTGATCTTATCTATTTCGTACAAGACCAACCGTATTTCCCGACGTCGATCATCATTCATAAATTCATCTCTGCAAAGCAAAGAAAGCATTCTGCCAAAAATTTCCGGTTTGATGAATTAGATAAGTGGGATCGACTTGCCGCGCATTTTCTGTCGGGCGTTGGTTATCTGCCCGTATGGGTTATTCACCTTCCGGTACTCAGGATCCTCGCGAGTCACAAACTCAGGATCAGCCTTAACGCGCCAGTTCGGTGCTGTAACTGCTCTCAGAACCCGGTCAGTGCAGCCAGTCACTGATGTATTGCGCTCAGCTGCACGTTGAGCCCTGCGGCGATTTCTGGCGTTATCAGAGGCCAGATAGGTCATTACGATTGTCATACTTACCTCCGTTAATTGGCTTAGGTGTTACCAACAAGTAGGGATTTCCTTGATGCTTCTAACAGCAATCGATTGGGGAAGTGATAAACGTCTTTCGACTGTCAAATCCTTATCCACAAGGCCTTTGTTTTGTTGGTAACCCAAAGCCAACTTCACTTTGGTTTCCCGCATTTCGGCGGGAACAAACCCCATCAATGTTAAAGAGCATCGGCTTCCTGCCGGTCAGTGCGTCCTGCTGATGGGATGAATAATACATATCGTACTGAATGCGGTCAATACAAAATGTACTGTAAATTATCGAATTAAAACGATATGTATGATTTTGATGGGGTTTTATTTTCTAAAGGCAATAAAAAACCCGCTCAAGGCGGGTTTATAGGTGGCGAGGGTAGGTTACAAACCTTCCCATTTCGCCTCAATGACGACGCCGATGATTCGACAGTTGCCATTTATAGAGATCATGTTGTAGGAGGGATTCAGCGGTTTAAGGTACTTATTACCCGCATCAACAATGTAGCGCTTGAAAGTCGCTTCATTATCGGAGTCTAATTTGGCAACCACCAGGCGGCCATTGGTTGCCTCTATACTCGGATCAACCAAGATAATCATCCCTTCAGGGATACTGAGTCCAGAGGGGGATGTCATTGAGTCGCCCCTAACTTCCAGCCAGAATGATTTCTCATCTGCATTGGCAGTCGTCTCGGGCCACTTGTCAATCTCATTAATTGAATAAGGCTCAATAGCCTCTGCCCATTGGCCTGCGCTTACCCAGCTTATCAAGGGATATCTTTTTGCTTCGATATGCGGCCTAGGCTTAACAGCGTTACCCTGTCCTTCATCGGGCCAGTTAACCGTTCCATCTGCATTTAAAACCAACTCCTTTAGGCCAATCACTTTCATGATTGAAGCTATCTCTTCAACGCTTGGTTGCCTACGCCCATTTAGCCAGTGCCCTATTGCGCCTTGAGTTTTGCCAATAGCTTCCGCGAGGCGATCCTGGGTAATCCCCGCCTCTTTCATTTTGGATTTAGCTAGTTCGTTCCACGTCTTTTTCATCCACCGATTATTACGGAGTGTATTAACTGTGACAACGCACAAAGTGTATTAATCCTCTTGCTTTATTTAAGTACGAAATGTATTATTCAGCAATTACCCAACATGGAGAACCGTATGAGCAACTTACGGAAGTGCCGGGAGGCAATGAAGCTTTCCCAGTCCGCTCTAGCGGACATCGTTGGTTGCACTCAGGGAGCTATTGGTCATTGGGAGTCAGGTCGCCGAAGTCCAGATCTGAAAACATGCCGCCAGCTCGTTGATGCCCTCAACGGATTAGGTGCTGAGGTTGGTCTGGATGATGTCTTCCCTCCGGAACTAAACGCAGCATAAGCACCACCGCTCTTTAAAACTCTGAAGCCGCTCCCACCGAAATGTCGGAGCAAAACCCACGTGACTTGCTCACCGCAAAGTCACGCAATTACTTAACCAACAAAGGAATTTTACATGATGGAAATTGCAACCTATCGCAAAAAAGCAAGAGAGATTGAAAGCCAGTTACTGAACAAACTGGCTGAACGTGGACAGGGAACATTAGCGAAGGTACTTGAGCTGGACGATGCAGCTGTAAGCCGAATGAAGAGACCATCAGGAAAGCAGCGTCACAGCTTCTTCCAGTTGATGAGCCTGGCAATGGCTTATCTGGATGTGGTGTCGCCGGAATCGGAAGTGGCGAAAAGTCTGTTGCGGATAGAGCAGCTACTGACAAAAGAAAAAGCCCCGAGCTGCGCGAACAGCTTCGAGGCCTGATAGCAATTAGCGAACACTAATAACTGGAGAAAAGTATGCCAGGAATAACTGGATATGTAAACAGTGTCGAGGTCTATCATGAGTAATCTCGCACGCGACAATGTATTACCTTTCAAGCCCGACCTGCGGGCAGTGGAGCAACGAGTGGCAGATACCGATGACGGTTTCATGCGCGTAGCTAACGAGCTTACAGATAGCATCTTGAAGGCGGATTTATCCATCCGCCAGATGAAGATAATGCTGGCTATCATGCGTAAGACATACGGTTTCAACAAGTCTCTGGACCGCATCACCAATACGCAGATAGCTGCTATGACAGGGATTCATCATACGCATGTGTGCTCAGCTAAGCGCCAGTTAATCAACAGAGGATTGTTGGTTAGCAACGGTTCTAAGATCGGGATTAACAAGCACATCTCGCAGTGGGATAAAGAGTTTAGCCAAGATAGCGAACCATTAGCTGAAGCGGCTAACCAAACATTAGCCAACTCAGCTAATACCCATTCGCCAAAACAGCTAAACACAAAAGACAATATTCAAAAGACAAAAGACATAACTAATACCCCTGTAGTCCCCACCGCAAAAAAGGCTTCCAAGCCAGAGGCAAAATCGACCCAGTTGCCGAAAGATTTTTCCCCATCTGAAAAGCACCAGGAAATGGCTAAAGAGCTGGGTATTAATCTCGATCGCGAATTTACCAAGTTCGTCGATTACAACCTTGCGAAAGGCAACAAGTACAAAGTTTGGGATGCAGCTCTGAATAACTGGCTGCGGCGCTCTGCTGAATTTAGCGGCCGGCAACCTTCGAGGGGAGTATCTCAACCGTCCCGACCAATGAATCACATTCCGGAGGGCTTCACAGGATGAGCGCACATAACCTACTGAAACGCCTGCAGGCTTCAATGCCTCCCGGCGTGCAACCGAAGTTTACCACTGGCGAGGAGTGGAAAGCATGGCAGGAAGAGCAGGGCCGGATTTCTTCTCAGCGCGTTGCCGAACGAAATCGACTTACCCGGCTTCAGGCTGTTCTCGGGCGCTCAGGCATTCAGGGGCTTCACCAGTCCTGCACCTTTCAGAACTACAACGCTGAGCTACCAGGCCAACAGCACGCACTTGGAATGGCAAAGCAATACGCATTCCAGTTTGGTAATGGCTTTGGTGGATTCATCTTCAGCGGCGGTTGCGGCACTGGAAAGAACCACCTGGCGGCCGCGATCGGCAATCAGCTGCTTTCAAAGGGCCAGTCGGTGCTCGTTGTTACCGTTCCTGACCTGATGATGCGCTTTCGTGAAACGTACCAGGATGGCGCCCGACTGACTGAGTCAGACCTGATGAAAGACCTATGCAATGTTGACCTGCTGGTGCTCGATGATATTGGCGTACAACGAGGCAACAAAAACGAGGAAGTGGTGCTTTTCCAGATCGTGGATAACCGCCTGAGCAACCGTAAGGCTGTCGGCATGCTGACTAATCTGGACGAGAAGGGCATGACCGAAGTGCTGACCGAGCGGATCATGGACCGGATGAAAATGGACGGAGGCATGTGGATTAACTTCGACTGGTCTAGTTACCGTAGCCAGGTGAAATCATAATTTTTGCCATTGGAGGTTTTTATATTACTTACAGGCCATCACTCGTAATAGCTGTATTTAAATTGTTTTTTGGAGCAATTGACGCATGCAAGGCTATGAAATGATTATCACACCGATAACAAGAGTGGCTGTATTGCGGCTTGTGAAATAACCAATACCCTACTGGAACACAGGAGCAATTCGTGACAGCTGATGTAATCCCATTAAAACCCCGCCAAGACCACCTATCCGAAGTCAGCAATGCACTGTTGCTGCTGAAAGTGATGGTTGCCCAAAATCACAGCCCGGTGCTAATCAGCGAAATACTGATGAAAGCAGAGCATGAACTCGCTTTGCACAGGGAGCAGGTTAAAAGGAGGTAGAGTTTGAACAAACAAAGTTACTTTCTGATTGATTCAGAACGACGACGAAACTGCATTGAATTCATCAAGACCCTGCCAGCCAATCCCGCTTCACCCCTCGTAGTAACCATCCAAGAGAAAACCCGCAGCCTCGACCAGAACGCCAAGCTTTGGGCGACGCTTTCTGACGTCTCCGATCAGGTTGACTGGCATGGCCGCAAGCTAACCAGCGAAGAATGGAAATGGGTCTTTACCGCGGCGCTGAAAAAGCAGGATGTCGTGCCGGGGATTGATGGCGGATTTGTGGTGTTAGGGCAGTCAACCAGCCGCATGACCGTAGGTGAAATGCGGGACTTAATCGAACTAATCAGCGCCTTTGGTGCAGAGCAGGGCGTCCGCTTCGGTGATGAAGCAGCTGAAGCCTTGCAATGGGCCCGGCGTTACGGGAGAGCAGCATGAGCAAAGTAAAAGTGGCAATCAGTGAAGCTCTGGAATCAGGTGAATGGCTTACCGCCAGCGAGATTACGGCCAGGACCCAGTTTGCAGGCCCATCGATAAAAGTAACCCTATCCCGGATGTGCTCTGACAGCCTGGTTATCAGCAAAGACAATCCCTAGGTCATCGGCGGGTTGCTCTACAAAAAAGGCATCGTCAATTCTGGTTTCGGCATTGGCAACATCGCCCAGCTGGACAAGCTTCTCCGCGAGGTCAGGCCATGAGAAAAGGCAGATATGAGCATTACACCCGTGAGGATGCGGCCAAAATAGCAAAGCTCAGGAAGATAGGCCTCACTTGGGATGCCATCTCAGAGCGGCTCGGCATCTCAAAACGAACATGCCACAGCCTGTGGGAGAAAGCCAGATGAGCAAATCATGGTTCCACCACTCAGACTGCACCACTGAAGAAGCCAGTCAGTTAATCCTCAGCTACACCGCCCGCAACATCAAAACCGAAAAGCACCTCGCCGCCGACTACAAGTCCTGGACGGTTTGGGCATTGCTGCCAGAAACCAAATACGAACCGATCCCAAGCAAGCGCTGGGAACAGCCGATATGGAGCCGGGTATGAGTGAGCCATATGACAGGGTATGCGCGGAGTGTGGCCGCCCATTGAGCGAAGACGAAGCACACTGCTGCGACGATTGCGCTGCCTGGATGCTGGAAGGCCCGAACGCCAACATAGCAGGAGGATACGATGGCAACAGTCATCAAGCCGCCGAAGAAGCCTAAGCCGAAGAAATGCAAATGCTGCCCCACCAAGTTCACACCCCGCAACAGCCTTCAGACCGTCTGCTCTCCCAAATGTGCAATCCAACTCGCTAACCAGCTATCCGAACGCAAACAAAAGCGACAGGAGAAAGCTGAGCGTGCTGCATGGAACAAGCGCAAAGCCGATGTTAAGCCGTTAAGCCACTGGATGAACATGACCCAGCGGGCATTTAACGACTACATCAGGGCGCGGGACGGGGAAGTCTGCATCAGTTGCGGCAGCACAGCGGCGGTCAGCTACCACGCCGGGCATTTCAGAACGACAGCGGCGGCATCTCAGCTCAGGTTCAACGAAGACAACTGTCACAGCCAGTGCTCAGCATGCAACGTGCATCACTCTGGCGCTATCAGTCCGTACCGCATCAACCTCATATCGAAAATCGGCCTTCAGCGCGTCATAGCGCTCGAATCTGACAACAACCCTCACCGATACACCCGTGAAGAACTGGACTCGCTACGTGCGAAATACAGGGCTTTGCTGCGGGAAATTATTAAGCAAAAGGAGGCGGCATGATCAAGCCGGTATATGGCATAAGTGGACCATTAACTGACGCCAACTTTAACATTTTGCGAATGAACAGAAGGCAGGCTCAAGCAGAAGCAGATCGCCTTGCAAGAGACACCATTAAACGTGGCTGGTCAAATATCGCGAAGGGCTTCGTATTTGACGCTGGGGATTATTATCGACTTTCAGTAGCGGTCAGCTCTATTAACAGGAGGATTGCATGACCGATTACCTCAGAACCAAGTGGCTTCACCTTCGCATGTACCGCCCCAAAGCCAGTTTCATGCTGGATTACAAAATCCTCCGCAACACAGCAAAGCTAATGGGAGCCAGAAATGAGCGTACGCGAGCTTAATCTAAACAAAGAGCAGCATGACTGGCTGAATAACTGGCTGGAGCTTTGGGGTGCGTGGGTTTATTCAGGCCGACAGGAAAAGCGACAGAGCAGCATGATCGCTCAATGGATGGCCAGTGCAGAGCCACAACCGGGAATGCCCCGGCCAATGTGTAATGACGATGACGGAATGTTGATTTCTCAGGTCGTAGATTCCGTCATGTGCATCGATAAAAAAGCCTTTGGCATCCTGCTAAGTTATTACGCTCACGGTTCTTCCAAGCGAGCCATTGCATCCTACTACCATCAGTGCGCAAGTCCTCGCAAAATCAATAAGGGCCGTAGTGGTGAAGGGTGGCGTAAACCGTCTTATGGCACCTGTAGAAATGAAATTGACGACATACTGAATGCCAGCCTCTGGCTAATCTTCACTCCACTGCAAAAAGCATTTAACGATCGCAAACGTGTGGGTAAAGTGCAACATTGTGCCAATAACATGTTGACATCCTTTAGCCATTTAGCCACTATGTAAGGGTAAGCTGCCGTAAGTGTTCTTAGTGAATGCGACGGCGGCTTTTTTGTTACCTGAAAGCGGCCATATGAGCCGAATAACGAATTTAATCGGCTCACATTCAAATATAAACAAAAATGGTTATCTTCCTGTTGACGCTATAAACAAAAATGTTTATAGTTATCTCAACTTAAACAGACAGGAGGAGTAGTGAAGCAAAGCGAGTTTCAACGTTGGCTTGCATCGCAAGGGGCAGAATTTAAGAACGGTACAAACCACCTTAAAATCTTCCTAAACGGCAAGCAAACGATAATGCCGAGGCATCCGGGTAAAGAGATACCGGAGCCGCTTAGGAAAGTGATTCTTAAGCAACTTGGATTGAAATAAAAAAACCAGCCCTTCGGGGCTGGTACTCGCGAAGGTTCACTGATTCGATATGAGATACCCAGTAACGTTTGATTGTGATGAGACGGGATGTGCGGTGTTGTTCCCAGACATCCCGGAAGCGATGACCGGTGGAGACACCAGAGAGGAAGCGTTAGCGATGGCGCAAGATGCTCTGGTAACGGCGTTTGATTTTTATTTCGAAGATCGCCGTGAAGTGCCACCACCATCGAGAGAGGGTGAGGCTTTTGTGGAAGTGCCCGCCAGTGTTGCAGCGAAACTGCTGTTGCTTAATGCTGTCGTTCAGAAAGGCATTTCTAACGCTGAACTGGCACGTATGATTGGCACGCGACCACAGGAAGTAACCCGAATCCTGGATCTTCACCATTCAACGAAAATCGACACTATTCAGAAGGCGCTATCCGCGCTGGGTAAACGGCTGGAACTGACCGTAGAATAAACCACCAATATTATTCAAAGGCTGCCTTCGGGTGGCCTTTTTTCGTTTTAGCGCCTCCCGAATCAAAAATGAATCCCTCCTGTGTGAAGTCGGGACGGCGCTTTTTTAATGCAAAAAATCCGCACAGTGGCGGATTCATTTCGGTTGACTACCCCAACGGCAAGGCGGTGCTTTTTCTCTCGACAAGAAAGAGTTTACCCGGACTTGTTCAGTTCAACATTTAGACAATTCTGAAATCGGACAAGTCCCCCATTGAGGGGAATTGATATGAAAACTATGGCAGACAAAGTGACAACTGTAGCGGCGTATAGCACGTCCGGAGCGACCTTCCTTGCGGGAAGTATGTCGCTCAATGAGTGGCTGGCTGTCGGTGGCTTCATTCTGGCTGTGGCCACGTTTGGAGTGAATATCTACTTCCAGCGTAAAAGAGATCGGCGTGAAGAACGCCTCAGTAATTTGAGATGGGGCATTCGCGATGAGTCAGATAATCCAGATACTCAACTTTGAGGAGGGGTTTAAGCCCCGGCCTTATATCGACACGGAAGGCTATCCAACTATTGGAACGGGATTCCTGATCGGGCCAAAGGGTGCATCGCTCAGCAATTACACCTTCACGCTGTCAAAAAGTGTCTCTGACATCTGGCTGCAGGAGTTGGTGGATGATCGCACAGCGAAGATGAAAGCAAACCCTTCCATCCTCTCAGCATTAAAACAATGTAACCCCGCCCGGTCTGACGTATTAACCAGCATGTCGTATCAGCTTGGCGTTAATGGCCTGGCTGGATTCAAGAACACGCTGGCGATGATTTCTGCTGGCAATTTCACTGGCGCGGCTTCCGGGATGATGAACAGTCTGTGGGCTAAACAGACCCCAGAAAGGGCTCAACGTCACTCTGATGTAATGCGCACCGGAACCTACGACATTTACAAGGGGAAGATATGAAACTCGCGGTCTTCTCTGCTGTTGTGGTGGCGCTGGTGATTGGCCTGCTGCTGATCCGAAAGTACAGCAACCTGGAGTTTGTCAGCCATGCAAAGCTTCTCTTCAAAACGTGGTCGGTCTGGCTGGCATCAGTAGGGACCGCGATTGGCGTTGTGGTTCAGTCTTTCCCGGATGCTGCATTACATGCCTGGATGGCTCTCCCGCCAGACATCAAAGGTTACTTACCGCCGAATATCCTCAGCTTCATCAGTCCGGCATTAGTAGTGATGGCGATCCTCGCTCAGTACGTCAGGCAACCAAAGCTGAAAGATAAGCGGGATGAACTGGAGCAGCAGCAATGAACGAATTCATCTCACTGCTTACAGGTGGTTGGGGTTGGTTAGCTGGCCTTGGGCTGGCTGCTGCTGCGCTGGTTGGCACATATCTTGGCGGGAAGAAGATTGGCACAGTAAAAACCCAGGCTGCTGCTGACGTAACTGCCGTAAAGGTTGAATCACAGCAGGTCGCTGAAGTCGCCAAACAACAATCCCAGAACGTGGAGAAAGCTAACAGTGTTAAAACGAGCAATGCTTCTCTCTCTGATAGCGCTAGCCGCGACCGGATGCGGAAATCGCAATTCAACTCCGACGACTGACGCACCAACAAAGACCATCGATTCGCTCTGCACGCTCGACACCCCAATCCGAACCCACGGCAAAGATGCTGACCTGATGGACATCCGAACCGTGAGGGCGATTAACGATCACAACGACCTCTGGGTGAAGTTGTGCGGAGAGCCCAAATGAACCCTATCAAAGTAGTCATCCACTGGCTAATCACCAAAGAAGAGACACCAAAAATGACCGATCAAGTCGTAGAAGTTCAGCCGGCTGTAGCCGAGCCAGTAGCAGTGACCGCCGCAGTAGCACAACAGGCAGCTCCAAGTGATGCTGATATCCTGTTGGCAAAGGTGAAAGAAGTCCTGGTGATGCTTGGTCACCCAGTTGAACTGGTATTTGATGAAGTGGTGGCGCTGGCTAAGAAGCTGATTTAGCAATTCTATCAAAAAATAATGGCATAATGATGGCTTTTAAAAAAGGAGCGCGTATGTCAAAAGTTAAAGTTGGGATAGCTGCCAAAGCCATTGTGATGGATGCAGAGATTGGTGATTTATACGATGGTGAAGTTGAATTCGTGGATGTCGATGTTAACGACATCAGCGATATGTTTCTGTCAAAGCTTCAGCCAAAGACCCAAGTGGAGCTTTTCGGTATTAACGGATCGATCGGTTCTTATATCTTCATTGCAAAGATTCCAAAACTATACATGTTCGCCCGAGGCGACATGAGTAAGGTATTTAAAGACTAACCTCCTTCGGGAGGTTTTTATTTTGTGCTAAAAATTGCATTCAATGAGTTCAATTTTCAGCATAAACACAATGAATCTCCGGTTGCCAGTTGCGGTACTGCCGAGGGTTAAAAACATCCATCTAGCAGGAAACTCTAAATGTCTCGATTAAGTGTCGAAATCATCCATCCAAAGAATGCCGATGTGAATGGTGTGTTGGCAGAGATTGAGCGCAAATATGCCGGTAAGCGGGTGACGCCAGAAACCATCGCAGAGATGGAAAAAGAAGCTGCCCGATTAATCCGCCGACTCATTACCACCCAAGTGACTTACGTAAGAGATTAATTATGGCGCGTCCAACCAAGTACCAGAAGGCGTACGCCGAGCAGGCTCGCAAGCTGTGTTTGCTTGGTTACACCGATGCAGAGTTAGCTGATTTCTTCGAGGTAGATGAAGCAACCATCAACAGATGGAAGATTGCCCATGAAGAGTTTTGCGAGTCCATAAAAAAGGGTAAGGGTGTTGCAGATGGCGAAGTGGCAGCCAAATTATTCCACCGCGCTACCGGATATGAGCATCCTGAGGATGACATACGTGCAGTAGATGGCACGATCGTCATCACCCCAACCGTTAAGCATTACCCGCCAGATACAACCGCAGCCATATTCTGGCTCAAGAATCGTCAAAGCAAAAAGTGGCGTGACAAGATTGATCATGGCCTTGAGGGGCCGAATGGTCAGGCTCTTGCTGTGCCAATTTTCAATGTGACGTTTGGAAATGAAAATGACAACAGCGATGACGACGGAGATAAAGGCGCTTAAATTCGCCCCCAAGTTCAAGCCGCTGTTTCAGCCAAAACGATACAAGACATTCCACGGTGGTCGGGGTGGTGCTAAATCATGGGCCGCCGCCCGCGCTCTGGTCATCATGGCCGCATCAGGGAAGCTTCGCATACTCTGCACTCGTGAAGTTCAGAACTCGATTAAGGATTCAGTACACAAGCTGCTGAAAGACCAGATCGAGATGCTTGGGCTAAACCCATGGTTCCGCATCACCAACGAGAGCATCACCAGCGCTTCCGGCAGCGAGTTCCTGTTTAAGGGGCTTCGCTTCGACCCGCTTGGCATTAAGTCGACTGAAGGCGTGGACATCTGCTGGGTGGAAGAAGCGCAATCTGTTTCCTCCGACTCATGGGCAATCCTGATCCCGACGATTCGTAAGGAGGGCTCTGAGATTTGGGTGACGTTTAACCCAGGCGAAGAGTCAGACCCGACCTATCAGCGATTCATCGTAAACCCGCCGGATGACAGCATCACGGTTGAGGTGAATTACTACGATAACCCCTACCTGCCGGAAACACTCCGCAAGGAGATGGAGTACTGCAAGCGCGTTGACTATGAAGCCTATGAGCACATATGGCTGGGTAAACCTAAGTCCATCAGCGACTCAGTAATCTTCCGCAACCGGTACAGGGTAGAGGCATTCCCGGATGACCTCTGGCAACAAGCCGATCGCCTGTTCTTCGGCGCTGACTTCGGCTTTGCGAATGACCCCAGCACGTTGATCCGCATGTTCATGATTGGCACCCGGCTTTATATCGAATACGAGGCGTATGGCGTAGGCGTAGAGCTGGATGAAATGCCCCAGTTTTACGACTCAATCCCTGAAGTCAGGAAGTGGCCACTCAAGGGTGATAACTCTCGCCCTGAGACGATCAGCTATCTGTCCCGGCAAGGCTTCTCTATGGATGCCGCGGCTAAGTGGAAAGGCAGCGTTGAGGATGGCGTCACTTACCTGAAAGGGTTTGAGGAAATCATCATCCACGAGCGCTGCAAGCATACCGCTGACGAATTCCGCCACTACTCATACAAAGTCGACAAAAAGACCGGTGAAATACTTCCGATCATCGTCGACAAGTTCAACCACTGCATTGATGCCATTCGCTACGGCCTGGATGGATACATTACCAGCTCAGACAGCCTCGGCACCTGGGCGCAACTTGGGAAAGGCTGAATATGTCCGAAACAGAAAGCATGTCGCAGCCTGTACCAACGCGTGACAGCTATGAAAACTTCGTCGCCCGAATGGGTGTCAACGAGTCGAACCAGTCTGGCTCCGGCACGTATCGCAATAACTGGACGTCCCGCAACCGCCTTCTGGTAGAGCAGTCCTACCGGTCCTCTTGGCTGGTTGGCGCTGGTGTCGATGCAATCCCGGACGACATGACCCGCAAGGGCATCACCATCACTTCGAAGTTGGATGATGGACGCAAGAAGCAGCTGGATAACACCTGGGATGAGATGGGGTTATGGGAAGCAATCAACGACACGCTGAAGTGGGCTCGGCTCTATGGCGGCGCGGTTGGCGTTATCCTGATCGACGGGCAGAACTATTCTACACCGCTACGTGTAGAGGCCATTGCGAAGGACTCATTTAAAGGCGTCATGGTAATGGACCGTTGGATGCTCAACGCCACCACTGAGCGCCGCGTGACCGAATTAGGGCCGGAGTTCGGCATGCCGGAATTTTACCGGGTAGTGACGTCTGCAACGGGCATCCCCCCGTGGCGTATCCATCACTCCAGGCTCATCCGCTTCGATGGCATCCCATTGCCATATCAGCAGCGGCTGACGGAAAACGATTGGGGTATGTCGGTCATTGAGCGCTGCTTCGATCGGCTGCTGGCCTTCGATTCAACCACACAGGGTGTTGCTCAACTGATTTACAAGGCTCACCTGCGAACGTACAGCATCAAAGACTTCCGCAAGCTTCTGGCATTTGGAAAGGATAACGCCGCCTACAAGGGGCTTATGGCGCACATGGACATGATCCGGCAATACCAGAGCAATGAAGGTATGACGCTCATGGATGCTGATGACAAGTTTGAGGCACACACCTATTCGTATGCAGGCCTCAGCGATGTGCTGGCTCAGTTCGGTCAGCAGGTGTCTGGTGCATTCGGTATCCCACTGGTGCGCCTGTTTGGTCAGTCACCGGCTGGCTTCTCAACAGGTGACACAGACCTGGCGAACTATTACGACAACGTGTCGACGCAGCAGGAGCGAAAGCTACGGCGTCCGATCCGCAAGTTGTTCGAAGTGCTGCACATGAGCATGTTCTCTGCACCTTTGCCGGATGACTTCTCCTTTGAGTTTAACGAGCTGTGGCAGACACCTGACAGTGAGCGCGCTGATACAGCAACGAAAGTCGTGGCAGCAACGGTGCAGGCGGTAGACGCCGGGCTGATGACCGAAAAGGCAGGCGCTATGCATCTGCAGGAAACAGCCCGCGTAACCGGTCTGGGTGGAACGATTAGCGACGAGGATATTGATAATGCCAGTGACCTCCCGCCGCCGAGCGAGAAAGACATCGATAACGTCGAAGCCACCGAACCTGAAGAGGGCCGAGCGCCAGCTAAGAACACAGCTACGACAGATAGCCCAGGCAGTAGGAGCAATCGTCGAGGGTTCTTACGATGGTTCAAATGACAGCGTTACCGACATCATGGACCGGCTTGATCGTTACGCTGACCTGATAGAGCCATGGGCGGAAGCAGTATCCAGCCGCCTGATGTCCACGCTTGAACTCTCTGATGATGCAATGTGGCGTGACAGGTCTGTGGCGATATCAGCTGGCCTTCGCGACATCATGAATAGCGGCACCGGTCAGGTCACCCGCAGCATCATTGATGAGCAGGTAAAGCTTTTCAAATCACTCCCCCTTCAGGCTGCTGACCGCGTTTACGACATTCACAACGAGGCAATAGACGCTGTAGTGAAAGGCCGGCGGTCCAGTGAGCTGACAGCAGAAATCATGCGTACTGGTGAGGTCACTGAGGCGCGGGCCAGAACAATCGCCCGCACTGAGGTAGGTCGGGCATCCACGGCACTCACTCAGGCCCGCTCAACAGCAATTGGATCACCCGGCTATATCTGGCGCACCGCTGAAGACAGTGATGTGCGGCATTCGCATGCACAAATGGAAGGTAAGTACGTAGCCTGGGCAAGCCTGCCAACGCTTGATGGAATGACCGGCCACGCTGGCCAGTTCCCTAACTGTCGTTGTTATCCAGAGGTGGTAATACCGGAGAATTAGCAATGCAATATTTTTACACCTCACGCATCGGCAACAGCCGGTTCGAAATGGCAGACGGTTCACTGCTCTGCAAAGACGTCCCGATCGCCCGCACAGGCTCACAGGTTTACGACGAAAGCGAACTCCCTGGCATTGAAGGGGATGAAGACGGTGAGATTGTCGTCACTCGCGATGCTGACGAAGTTTTCAGGCCTGAAACTCTCGCTTCATTCGAAGGCATGGCGTTCACGCTGGGCCACCCAAAAGACATGGTCAATCCGGGCAACTGGAAAGAGTACTCCCATGGCCACATTCAAAACGTCCGGCGCGGCACTGCCGACCAGTCAGATCTAATGCTCGGCGATATCCATATCAAAACCTCTGAAGGCATCCAGAAGGTTATGGACGGCCAGGATCAGATCTCGATGGGTTATGACGCCGAGTACGACCAGTCAGCACCAGGGCAAGCCCGACAACACACCATCATCGGTAACCACTGTGCGAGCGTTCCAAACGGGCGTGCAGGTATTCGCTGTTCAATTGGAGATAGCACATTCATGACTACCAAAAATCAGGGCTGGTTAACCCAGCTGAAACGGGCGATTAAAACTAAGGATGCCGATGGTCTGGCTGATTTGGTTGATAACGCGCCAGCGGAGCTGATCGAACCAAGCCTTGATTTGGCTCGGGCAGTAAACATCACGATTAACCCGGCCCAGCCGTTGCCACAAGAGAAAGAGCTTGGCGGCCTGACGACTGATGAAGGCGGGGAAGGTGGTGCGCAGACTAACGGCGAACTTGAGGCTAAGGTGGACGCGCTCACGATTCTGGTTCAGCAGCTGCTAAACCCCTCGACCGCAACAACTGACTCTGAAGATGATCCGGACGAGAAAGAAGAGAAAGCGAAGGCCACAACCGATGCTTCTTATCAGCAGGGTGTAATTGCCCGCGCTGAGCTGATCCTGCCGGGTGTGAAGCTTCCTGAAGGTGGCAAAATGGCTGCATTCAAGCGCTCAACGATGGATGCTGCTTTCAAAACTCCCGCAGGTCAGGCGCTCCTTGCTCCACTGGTAGGCGCATCCCCTGACTTTGCCAAAATGCCTAAAGCAACACTGGACGCGATGTTCATCTCGGCCAGTGAGATTGCCAAAGCACGCAATACCGCTCCGGCAACAACCCGAAGCCACGGCTTTTACGACTCCGCTAACAAAAACTCTCCGGCTGCCCTGAATAAGGCCTTCGCCGCTCACTGGAATAAATAAGGTAACTCAATGGCCTCTTATCTGCTTCGCATGCCAGTAGGCATCCCGGGCGCGATTTCTCGCCCACAAGACCTGACCACTGAGCCTGTTATCCTGGACGCTGCTAAAGCCTTCAGCGCATACGGACTCGTTGGTAAAGACAGCGCAGACGGTAAATTCATCCCTCTGGTAGCAGGTGACGCTGCCACGCTGATCACCGGCCTGTACGTCCGCCCATACCCAACCACGTCAACCCCTGACATGGTTCGCCAGATTGGCACCGCGTTGAGCTTCCCGGGTGACGTAATGAAGCGCGGTTACATGACCGTGAACGTTGGCGGCACCGCTGTAAACCTGACCAAAGGCTCCCCGGTTTATGTTCGTAATGCGAACCCGACCGATGCCAGCCCGCTGGGCTCGATTCTTGGCGCTGCAGTAACTGACGAAACTGTCGTGCTGCCAAACGCTACTTTTACCGGTGCAGGCGATGCCAAGGGCAACGCTGAAATCGCATACAACATCTAAGGGAAACGCTGAATATGTTTACTTTTGACCAAGCCACCGTAGACGGTACTGGCGCTTTCCTGGTTGGTGAGCTTGAGCGCCTCGACCAGACACTGAACATGCCACTGGTGGGATACACCTGGTCGCGCGATATCCAGCTGCGCGAAGACGTGTCCATCGCCGATGACATCAGTTCCTTCACCAACTCTTCTTTTGCTGCTGCGGGTACACCTAACCCGAACGGTAAAAACTGGATCGGTAAAGACTCCACCGCTATCGCAGGCGTGAGTGTCGATATCGCTAAAACCGGCTTCCCGCTGTCCCTGTGGGGTATGGAGCTGGGCTGGACTCTTCCTGAACTGGCTGCAGCCGCACAGGTAGGCCGTCCTCTGGACACCCATAAGTATGACGGCATGCAGCTGAAGTGGAACATGGACACCGATGAGCAGGTTTATCGCGGTGATTCCCAACTCGGCGTTAAAGGTCTGTTCAACTACACCGGCGCAGCTATCACCAATGCCGTGAAAACGTGGGCGAACTCCACCAACGCGGAAATTCTGGATTCAATCAACGCACTGCTGACCAGCGCCTGGCTGGCCTCTGGTTACACGCTGGTTCCCCGTGATCTGCGTTTGCCACCGAAGGCCTTTGCTCTGCTGGCGCAGCGTATCGTTTCAGATGCGGGTAATCAGTCTCTGCTGACCTATTTGCAGATGAACACCATCGCTTACCACCAGAACGGCGTGCCACTGAACATCTACGCGGTTAAGTGGCTGGAAGGCGCTGGCGTTGGCGGCACCGATCGCATGGTTGCCTACACCAACGACAAAAAGTATGTGCGCTTCCCGATGGTTCCACTGCTGAGCGTTCCAATCCAGTATCGGGGCATCTACCAGATGACCACCTACTACGGCAAGTTGGGTGCAGTTGAATCGCCTTACCCTGAAACGATCGCTTACCTCGACGGGATTTAAGCCCACAACCGGCCCCGCAAGGGGCCATCAGGAGATTCACATGGCTAAGAAAACAATCCGCGTCCACACCCCGTTTACCTTCACCAATGAAGACAATACCAGCCAGAGATTTGAAGCTGGTGAGCACGTTGTTGATGACAAGGTTGCCGATCACTGGTTTGTCACTGCCCACTCTGAAATCACCGGCAAAGCTAAAGCGACTGCCGATACCAAAGAGTTTCAGGCGCAGATTGACAGTCTGACCGCGCAACTTGAAGACAAAGACAAAACCATAGGTGAGCAGCAGGCGTCCATTTCTGAAAAGGACGCGACCATTGAAGATCTTACCGCGCAGCTTGAAGCACTTAAGGCGCCTGCAGGTGACAAAGATGCCAAGGAACAAAAACCTACCGACGGTAAGTGATTTTCGCCGCGACTTCCCGCAATTCGCTGACACCACCAAATACCCCGATCCAGTAATCCAGTTCCGCTTAAACCTCGCTGACACGCTAATCGACGGCTCCGCCATGGGGGATATGTTCCCCTATCTGGTGGAGTTGTTCGTGGCGCATTACATGGTGCTTTACGCGGCTGATTCAGCATCTGGAGCAGTTGGTGGTGCTGGCGGCGCGTCAAGTGGTGTGGTCGCGTCAAAGTCTGTCGATAAGGTCAGCGTCAGTTACGACAACAGCTCAACACTGAATGCTGATGCAGGCTTCTGGAATTACTCCCGATATGGCGCTGAGTTTTATCAGATGCTCATGCTGTTTGGTTACGGTGGTGTGCAGCTATGAAATCTGGCCTGACAGTGCGTGCTGACAAAGCTCAGTCGGTTCTGGATTCACTCCGTTCTCTCACCCGAAAGGATGTGCTCGTTGGCATTCCTGAAGATGAGAATGCGAGGGAAGAAGGCGAGTTTGGCAACGCCGGGATCGGCTATATCAACGAAAACGGCTCTCCAAAACAAAACATTCCAGCACGACCACACCTGAAGCCAGGCGTATCGTCAGTTCAGGACCAAACGCTGATTCACCTGAAATCTGCTGCGCAAAAGGCAATGGAAGGTGATGAGGCTGGCGCGCTGACCTCGCTGGACCGGGCCGGAACAGTGGCAGCCAACGGTGTGAAGCGTTACATGACTATCACAGGGTTTACACCTCTTGCTGATGCCACGGTGGCAGCGCGTCAGCGTCGTGGAAGGACCGGTATCAAACCACTCATCGACACGGGCGAGTACCGCCGAGCAATCACCCACGTAGTGAGGGATAAAGATGCCGACTCTTGATATGACGGACGTACTGCTGTCGCCTGAGTTTCTCGATACCACTCTTATCGTGAAGCGAAATGAGCAGTCAGTTGATGAGGACGGTTTCACGGCGAACATCACCACCTCGACGCCATTTTCTGGCGTAGTAACGGTTGATCGCTCACTTGAAGCCAGGCGCATGCAAGCTGGGCAAGTGATTGGCGGCGCCATCCTGATCGTGACTGTTTTCCGGCTAACGAACGGCAATACCGGTGTTGATGCAGATATCGTCACCTACCGTGGAAGAGATTACCGCGTGACCTTCGTCGATCCATACACTGCTTACGGTGCCGGATTTGTTCAGGCGCACTGCGAGCTTCAGCCGTTTGATGGAGGCCAGGGTGAGCAATGACAGCACTTCCGCAGGATACCTCACGCCTCTTAGCTCCCAGCCCATTTATGACGAGGCGCTGGAACGACAGTTAAGCCAGTGGGTTCGCGCTCTGTCTGGATTGCCTGCTGGCTTGGTTCGCCCCCGCTGGACTCCCGTTCAGGCCTCGCAGCCCGCAGCTGATGTTAACTGGTGTGGTTTCGGCATCACTGATTTTGATGCTGATTACAACCCGGCGTTTATTCAGCAGGGCGAGGACTCAAGCGAGCTATGGAGACATGAAGTAGTTGAGTGCATGGCTTCATTTTATGGCCCAGGCGGACAGGGCATAGCTACACAATTTCGCGATGGCATCACAGTAGGTCAGAACAACGACACGCTGAATGACACCGGATTAAGCCTTTTTGACCATTCAAAGCTCACGCCTTTCCCCGAGCTGATAAACAACCAGTGGGTACGCCGGTACGACATCACGGTACGCCTGCGCCGCAAAGTTATTCGCGAATACGGCATTAAATCGCTGCTGTCCGCGCCCGTTACATTCTTTGGAGAATAAACCATGCCACAGGGCTTGCCTGTATCCAACGTTGTCAGCGTTGATGTAATCATTTCGCCAAAGGCGGCTACGGGCCGTAACTTCGGCGCACTTTTAATCCTCGGGTCATCTGAGGTCATTCCGGCCGCCGAGCGTGTTCGTCTGTATTCTGCAATTGAAGATATCGGAGATGATTTCGGTATCACCAGCGAAGAGTACAAAGCCGCTCAGGTGTTCTTCTCTCAATCCCCGCAGCCAGATTCGGTTTACCTTGGGCGCTGGGTTAAGACGGTTGGTGATGACGAAACAGACGCGATTGAAACGCTTCCTGAAGCATTGAACGCCTGCCTCGATTTCACTAACTGGTACGGCCTGGCTGTCGCTGATACTGACGTGATCGCCGATTCTGATGTGATTGCAGTCGCGGCAGCAATTGAAGCTGCTTCACTGAGTCGCGTGTTCTGCGCAACAACTGCAGAGCCTGAGTCTATTCAGGCTGCCGTGACAACCGACCTGGCATCAAAACTGAAGGCCGCAGGCTACTCACGCACTTTCATCCAGTATTCAACGTCCAGTAAGTACGCCGCCATCTCTGCCTTTGGCCGCGCCTTCACGGTGAATTTCACTGGCAGCAACACGACCATTACGCTGAAGTTTAAACAAGAGCCTGGCATTACCTACGAGACCCTGACCAGCGCACAGGCTGCCGCGCTGGATGCGAAAAATTGCAACGTTTACGTTTACTACGCGAACGACACTGCAATCATTCAGCAAGGGATAATGTCCAACGGCGATTTCTTCGACGAGCGACACGGCCTGGACTGGCTGCAGAACTACGTGCAGACCAACCTGTTCAACCTGCTCTACACCTCTACCACCAAAATCCCGCAGACAGAGCCAGGCGTTACCCGCTTACTGGCAAACGTTGAGCAATCAATGGATCAGTCTGTGACAAACGGTCTGGTGGCGGCTGGCGTGTGGAATGGCAGCCCGATTGGTCAGCTTGCTTCAGGCGATACGTTGACTAAAGGCTATTACGTTTACGCCGCACCGCTCTCAACCCAGGCTCAGTCAGATCGTGAAGCCCGTAAAGCTCCACTGATTCAGGTGGCCTGTAAACTCGCTGGCGCAGTGCATTATGCAGACGTCCAGATTAACGTTGTCCGCTAAGGGGATTTAAATGCCAACGTACAGTTTTATGGATGTTTCGGCCTCTATGGTCGGCCCCACTGGCGCACTTGATTTGGGGTATGGCGCCGCAAACTCAGAAGAAGGCATCACGGTCACAATGGTGGAAAACAAAAACACCATGACGATCGGAGCCGACGGTGAAGTGATGCACAGCCTCTCTGCCGGCAAGGCTGGGACGGTGACGGTGAACCTTCAGAAGACCTCTCCGATGAACAAGAAGCTTTCGCTGATGTATAACGCGCAAAGCCAGTCATCCGCCACATGGGGCAATAACGTGTTTGTTATCCGAAACCATGCATCTGGTGACATCACCACCATTCGCGCAGCAGCCTTCCAGAAGCAACCAGACTGGAACAACCCGAAAGTGGCCGGCATGGTCGCGTGGGTGTTCGATGGCGGCAAAGTTGATCAGGTTCTTGGGGAGTTTTAACAGATGGAATTCGAACTAAAGGGCCAGCAGTACCGCACTGCAAAACTCGATGTATTTTCCCAGCTGAAAGTTTCACGAAAGCTCATGCCTGTACTGGCTGGGCTGCTTTCAGAATTCGGTAGCCTTAAGGAGTTGATGCCGAAGAAAACTGCTGGCGATGACTCGCTACCGTCATTTGATCAGCTTCAACCTCTCTTCGATAAAGTGCTGCCTAAAATTGCAGAAATCATCTCTGAGCTGAGTGAAGAAGATACCAATGCGATCATCTATCCGTGCCTGTCGGTGGTAGCCCGTCAACACGGCAAGGGCTGGACACCCGTGTTTAGTCAGGGGCAGTTGATGTTCGATGACATCGACCTTATGAGCATGCTGCAAATGGTTGGCCGTGTGGTGGGTGACAGTCTGGGAAATTTTTTGCCAGAACTCCCCGCCAGCGGGACGGACAGCCTGCCAGCGGCCTGACGCTTGAAAGCCTGCCTGATGGTGAGGACTGCCTGATGCGCCCGGTGGATGCCGGGTACATCCTTTATTCCTCGCTGAAAGATGGTTCGGTAGATCTCGCTGACATAGCCCGCATGAATGACTGGCTCGATTTGAAAGCCGATAACGAATACCGGATTGAGAAGTGGAGACAGGATAATGAATGCTGAGACTATCAAGGACTTTCTGGTAAGCCTCGGCTTTCAAGTTGATGAGTCAGGATCGCGAAAGTTTGAAGCCACACTCACAGGTGTAACGCTTCAGGCTGTGAAAATGGGCACGGCCGTTGAGGCGGCCGCCCTTTCGGTGGTGGCATTCACTGCCAAAATTGCCAGCGGCCTGGATAATCTGTACTGGGCATCGCAGCGCACCGGCGCAACGGTGGCCGGCATCCAGCAAATTGGTTATGCAGCTTCGCAAATGGGCGGCAGTGTCGAGGCGGCAAGGGGCTCTCTTGAAAGCCTGTCACGGTTCATGCGTAACAATCCCGGAGCAGAAGGCTTCCTGAATCGCCTTGGGGTGCAAACTCGGGATGCCAGGGGCAACATGAGGGATATGGCTTCCGTCTTCACAGGCGTTGGCCAGAAGCTCAGTGGCATGCCGTATTACCGTGCTAACCAGTACGCTCAAATGCTTGGCATTGACGAAAACACGTTAATGGCAATGCGGCGCGGCATGGGTAATTTCAGCGCCCAATACTCACAGATGGCAAAGGTAATCGGCTATAACGCTGATACCGCGGCTGTCAGTTCCAACAAATTTATGACATCCCTTCGCAGTTTCGGCCAGATGGCGGGAATGGCGCGGGATAAAATCGGTTCAAACCTGGCAGATGGCCTTACCGGATCACTGGAAAAACTCCGCAAGCAAATCCTCGACAATTTCCCGAAAGTCGAAGAGACGATCACAAAGGGTATTCGTGGACTTCTCAGCCTCGCTGATGTTATAGGCCGGGTTATTTACCGGTTAATTCAAGCCGCGGGCGATATCCGGGACTGGTGGAGTGGTCTGGATAAAGGCACCAAGCAGCTAATCGAAACGTTTGGGGCTTTGATACTTGCCTGGCGCTTGCTGAACAGTGCGTTCATGACATCCCCAATCGGGATTATTCTCTCTCTTGGCGTGGCAATACTTGGTCTGTATGACGACTACAAAACGTGGAAAGAGGGCGGGAAATCATTAATCGACTGGGAGAAATGGCAGCCAGCGATTGATTCGGCGAAAAAGGCGCTGGACTGGTTTACTGACAAGCTGAATAACCTGAACAACGGCACGCTAACGTGGAAGGGCACCCTTCAGTCACTTTCTGACTTTATGAAAGGTGACTGGTCTAAGGCCATTACTGACGCCATCAATTACGTGAACACTAAGTTCAACGGATTCTTTGCTGACTTCGGTAAGAAGCTGGCAAGCAGCCCATTCTGGCGCCTGCTGGTTCGCGCTCACATTATGTCTGATTCAGATACGCAGGATATGCAGAACTTCTTCAGTGGCAAAGCTGGAACCGGAGAAGGTGATACCGCAATACCTGATGGGGCAAAGCGTGGTGAGCGAAACAACAATCCCGGCAACCTGAATTACGCCGGTCAGGCCGGTGCTGAGTTGGAGAAGCCTGGCGGAAGGTTTGCGAAATTCCGTACCGCTTACGATGGCCTGCGTGCCATGTCACGGCAACTTATGTTATACGCAAACCGTGGAATTAACACGGTCGAGAGCATTATATCCACCTGGGCACCGGGTAGTGAAAATGACACTGGCGCATACATCAATGCCATTTCCAAAGGTCTTGGCGTTGACTCAAAAGCAGCGCTTAACCTGCAAAACCCTCAGGTAATGTCTTCACTTATGAACGGCATCATCCAGCATGAGAATGGCAGGAATGTTTATTCTGGTGAACTTGTTAATCGCGCTGCGATTGCTGGAACAGGCGGGGCAACAGTCAATCAGGAAACCAATATTCATATTCATGGAGTTTCCGATCCTGCCGCAGCTGGCGGCGCAGTCGCCGATCGTCAGACCGGCGTTAATTCCCGACTCACTCAAACTCTCGCAACAGGGCCGCGCTGATGGATATCATTTCGACGCTGTTTTCTCAGCAGTCCCGGAAGATTGGCCTGATTATCCCTGACGTGGTGATTTCAGAGAAGCACAGCGACACGCTGGAGATCACTGAGCATCCCGTTGAGGACTCAGCGCCCGTTGCCGATCACGCATTCAGAAAGCCTTCTGAGCTGGTGATGGAGGTTGGATTTGCTGGCGGAGGTTCTTTGCTCGACCTGCTGGACACTACGTCTGTGGGGGTTGGCTTGGGGTTGAGCCCAAAAGAGACTTACGACCAACTATTGGTTCTGCAGCGCAGCCGGTTACCTTTCGATGTGGTGACCGGGAAGCGCATCTATAAGAACATGCTGATCCGGGTGATTGACGTTACGACTGACAGGACATCTGAGAACGTCCTGATGGCCTCCCTCGTTCTGCGGGAGGTGCTTATTTCGCAAACGCAAAGCATCACTGTTGCGAATAAAGCGGATATGGCTACCGGCGCCAGCACTTCAGCTGTCCAGAGTACAGGCACAAAGTCAGTTAAGACGGTGAATAACTCTGCGATTTATACACTGGCCTCATCACTTGGAATTGCGCCATGAATATCACTGAAATTCCGCTCTCTCCTGATAACCAGCAATTTAACGCCCTGGTGAATAACGTCACTTACAAAATTCGTGTGATTTGGCGGGACGATGCCGGGTGGGTTATGGACCTGCAGGACAGTAGCGGGGCGGACATTATTGCCGGCATTCCACTGGTAACCGGTATCGACTTGCTTTATCAGTATGCCTATCTGGGGTTGGGGTTCTCTCTCCTGTGTTTATGCGATGCTGATACTCAGGAATACCCGTCTAAAACGGACCTCGGAACAGGCAGTCATCTTTACGTCATCACGGAGTAGCCATGAGCCAGAACTGGATGCGCCACTTTGAGCTTCTGCTCACTGATGACAGTGGCAAGGGGATCAGCCTTTCCGATTTCAAGGTGACGTTCAATATTGAGTGGACGAACACGTTATGGCCGCGCGTTGCCCTGGTGAAAATCTATAACCTGTCGAAGGATACTAATAGCCGGATTCTTGGCAGTGAGTTTTCGAAGATAAAGATGATCGCCGGCTACGATGGGTTGGCTTCGGCAGTGGATGCCAGCCAGGTAGGTGTGGTGCGAAACGTTGATACCTCTCAGGTAGGCCAGACTGACGGGCAGAACTTCGGGGAAATCTTTAACGGAGAAATTCGTTTCACCATCACCGGCCGTGATAACCCAACAGACACTTTTATTCTGGTCCAGGCTATCGACGGCCACCAGGCATTTGAGCAGGCGCAGATGATGACGACTCTCGCAGCCGGGTACACGGTAGCGGACCTTCACGCGGTGACTATGAGCACTTTTGCTCCGTTTGGAGTAACTCAGGGCATTACCGGCGCAATGCCCGACACTGTGTTTCCACGCGGGCGGGTGATGTACGGCATGAGCCGTGACGTGATGAGTAATGTTGCCATACAGTGCAAAGCAAACTGGCAGTTTGTTGATGGCCAGGTGCAGATGGTGCCTACGGATAAATACATCCATGAGGCTATTGTGCTGAACAGCGACACTGGACTGATCGGGATGCCGCAGCAAACAATGGGGGCCGGCGTTAACGTCCGCTGCCTCATCAATCCCAATATCAGAGTGGGCGGCCTGATTGAGTTGGATCAGGCTTCCGTGTACCGGGCATCGCTTTCATCCAGTGAGGTTCAGTCGATACCGGGAAGGGCCAGTGAGGCCAGTAATAACGGCAATCTGACCGTAAACGGAACCCTGCAACAGCCCGCAAGTATTGCCACTGATGGCGTGTATATCGTGCAATCAATAAGCTATAATGGCGACACAAGAGGGCAGGCGTGGTACATGGATTTGATGTGCTTTGCCCGGGGATCGGCAGACCTAATGAATGCATCTGCCAAGGAAAGGGCGCTGCCATAAGGAATTCACTTTTGTTAAAGCCATCATTATTAGTTTCATTGCTTCTTGCTTCACAATTCTCCATGGCCGCTGGGCAGTGCGGTCCATTTCGCATTAGCGCAGGCCCGGATGATGGCTATATGCGAATAAACGGCATCAAACCAACCAGCCAGAAGGTCACCTTTCTGAAGCAGAAAGACGATTACGACAACATCAAGATGCAGTGGATGGTGCCTCGAAACGACTACCCTGGCTTTTACGGCATGGACTACCTCAAGCGTAACGGCAAGGCCATTCTGAATGTTGAGGCAGTCCGTAACAACATGGATCAGCCGCGGATTTTTGGAACCTACGACTGTGTGAAGGTGAAATAGATTTTCTGTTAGAATCGGTGCAACTTACCCCAGCATAGGCGGGAACATGGAAGCTCAAAATAAAATTCTGTTTGCTTACCCAGTTGAGAGCAAAGAAGACATGTCAAAAGAGGACATGTGCATCCCGAGTCCTTTTTTTACTGATTTAGAAAAAAACTCTGTTAATCCGCTTGTTGTAACGGTCGGATATTCAGTAATTTTCGGTCGTAGAAGTTACATCCTGATAAATGTATACAAAGTTGGGGAGGATGATGATCCGGGCCCTGTCATTAAGGATGGTGCTGTAGATACCCTTAGAGGGGCTTTTTTCCATAATAATATGGGTATTTTCCTTGCTAGCTTTCATATGAAAGACTTTGAAGTGAAAGGTACCGGATTTTATGAGATTTCTGTAAAGTTGTATGAAGCTGACGAGAATGGGGAAAAAACAGAGAAAATCTTAGACAGCATCAACTCTCAGTTTTACGTGCAGTCCAAGGAAAAATAATGAACAACGTGTACTTGGTCCCTGCAAACGGTGAGGTGGTTGATTCTCTCTTTGACGATCACCATAGTAAAAGGAATGGCGATGACGGTGGAAGTGGAGGAGGCGGCATGAACGAGCGAATCGATCGGCTTGAAAAGAAAGTCGACTCACTAGAGTCCACATTGTCACGCTTGAATGACACGCTGACAAAGCTCGATCATCGCATTGAAATTCAGAATGAAAGATCTTCATCTGCGATGGAAGTTCAGTCTACGAAATTGTCTGCGGCGATTGAGCTGCAAGGTGAAAAGTTATCATCTTCTATTTCTCAGCAAACCCAGTCTCTGACATCAGCAATGGCAACCCAATCCATCGCATTTGATGGGAAAATAAAAGATCAGAAACTCGGGATTGTTATGTGGGTTCTGGGATTACCAAGTGTCATTTTTGGTATCTATAAGCTGATTGAAATCATTTCAATACAATGACTTAATCTTAAAATCATCAAACCCGCTTCGGCGGGTTTTTTATTGGAGCCAATATGCCAGTTTCCCAACAAGCACAGGCTGGCGGTCAGCAGCAATCATTCGACGCACTGGCTAAATCCATCTTCTCCATGATGCGCGTTTCGATGCCTGGCATCATTCAATCCTTTGATCCAATCGCCGTTACCTGCACCGTCCAGCCAGCAATAAAGGGCGCGGTGCCAGATGCATCGGGAAACTACACCTCCGCAAACATGCCGCTTCTGATGGACGTTCCGGTGGTATTCCCTCGCGGTGGTGGCTGCACAATCACCTTCCCGATTAAAGAGGGAGATGAGTGCCTGGTGGTATTCAGCGACCGCTGCATTGATTTCTGGTGGCAGAATGGCGGTGTACAGGAACCGGTTGACCCAAGGCAGCATGATTTATCGGATGCTTTTGCATTTGTCGGTCCACAGTCACAGGCGGAGAAGATCAGCAACATCAGCACAACCACACTTCAGATGCGCACCGATGACGGAGCCGCTTACATTGAACTGGACCCAAACAGTAATCAGGTGAACATCGTGGCCCCCGGCGGGATGAATGTGACAGCTCCACTGGCGAAATTCAGCGGAGCCGTGACCATTACCGGAATGCTTACCTGGCTTGGTGGGATGACCGGCAGTCTGGCTACTGGTGTGGCGGCAAAAATCACCGGCGCCATTGAGTTCTTCGGAAGCCTGAAGGCAAACGGCAAAGTCATTGATGACAGCCACACCCATAGCGGCGTACAGACTGGATCTGGCAACTCAGGCAAGGTGAACTAATGCGATACAGACGTGAAGATATCGATGGTGATTACACCTTCGGTCAGGGTGATGACACATGGCTGATTAACACGCCAGAGTGCGTCGCTCAGGCCATTAAAACGCGATTTGAGCTCTGGTATAAGCAGTGGTTCCTCGATCAAACTAAGGGCATGCAGTGGCGCGAGGCTGTCCTGGGGAAGCAAAAGCCAGAAGTCTATAACCTCGCGATCCGCCAGTACATTCTGGAAACTCAGGGCGTGAATTCAATCTCAACCTTTAATTCGAACCTCAACACCTCATCACGCCGCGTCATTTTCACGGCGACCATCGACACCATCTACGGAACGACGACAGTCACAAGCGAGGCATAATGGCTCTCAATCTCGACACGCTGGGGCTCTCCGCTACGGTGACCGCCTCAGGGATAACTGCGCCTGATTACCAAACAATCCTGACAACCATCACCAATTATTTCTACCAGATTTATGGTGCTGATGCTTACCTTGAGCCAGACGGTAAAGACGGACAGATGATCGCCCTGGTATCGCTGGCAATTCACGATGCCAATAACACCGCCATAGCCTGCTACAACTCATTTTCACCTTCAACCGGACTTTCTGAAGCGTTGACGCGCAACGTGAAAATAAACGGTATTGCGCGTAAGGCCGCTACCAATTCAACTGTTGACGTCACCCTGACGGCATCCACGGTAGTAACCGTGAACAATGGCTCGGTTAAAGATACCAACAACATCATTTGGAATCTGCCGGCCAGCGTAACCATCCCCCTGGAAGGGATTACGGTAACGGCAACATGTGCGAACTCCGGTCCTGTTGCCGCTGTCATTGGATCGGTGAACCAGATAAACACACCAACACGTGGCTGGACAGCGGTAACTAACGCCACGGCGGCCACGGTGGGAAGCGCTGCAGAAACGGATGCACAGTTGAGGCTGAGGCAGGCGCAGAGCGTTGCACTGCCATCGCTGACTCCATTTGATGCTGTTGATGGAGCGCTGGCTAATATTGATGGCGTAACCCGTCACAAGCTTTATGAAAACGATACCGGTACTGTGGATAGCAACGGTTTGCCGGCGCACTCCCTGGCGGCGATCGTTGATGGTGGTGATGCTGATGTTATTGCTCAAACGTTAAGGGGAAAGAAAGGGCAGGGTGTTTCAACCTTTGGTACTACGGCAATATCTGCAAGCGACACTTATGGCAACCCTCACATAATTAACTTTTCACGGTCATCCAATGTTCCGGTATATGTGGCCATTACCATTAAGGCCTTTACAGGTTACACAACTCAAGTCGGTGAAGATATGAAAGCGGCGATCGCCGCGTATATCAACTCACTGACCATTGGAGATGACGTTCTTCTCAGCCGTATTTATTCACCGGCAAACCTCGGCGTAGTGAGTGGTGGCGCAAGTAGGTACTACGACATCACCAACCTTCAGATCGGGAAGACCGCAGGTTCAGTTGCTGCTTCTAATATTGCCGTGGCGTTCAATGAATCAGCCTCATGCGCAACTGCAAATATCACTGTTACGGTGACGGCATGAGTAAATATACCGACCTGATTACCAATTATCACAGGGGAAAACCCCTGTTCGTCAATCACATCGACCTGTCAACTCGCCCATTATCTGATGTAAACACTTCGCTTAACGAACTGATAACCACCTTTGATATTGATAATGCGGTAGGTGTTCAACTCGACACTCTCGGTGAGTGGATTGGAAGGACACGAATCGTCAGCCAGCCCATTGCAGGTGTTTATTTCTCTTGGGATACAGATGGACTTGGCTATGACCAGGGTATCTGGCAGGGGCCATACGATCCTGATGCCGGGTATACAAGCCTCAGCGATGACACTTACCGGATAATCCTCAAAGCTAAAATAGCTATAAATAGCTGGGATGGAACTAACGACTCTCTTCCAGGGATTTTAGACACCGCACTGGTGGGGTCTGGGCTAACAATGCAGATCGTTGATAATCAGGACATGACCATTTCTATATGGGTCTTTCCTGACACTACGATCGCAGATGTTTCATTGGAGTTGCTAGCGGCTATAAGGCAGGGGTATTTAACCGTCAAAGCAGCCGGCGTTTATACCGGAGAAATTATTACGCCATCAACTGGCAATCAGTTCTTTGGATTCGATATCGAAAATCAATTTATCGCCGGATTTGATGAAGGCGCATGGGGAGCAACACTTTAATGGCTACAAATAACTTTAAATCTTTTGCATCTGCATCAGGCGCAAATGTTACGCCACAAGCGGATTACGAAGCCTTACCAGCAGTAAGCACTGGATTTCAATCCGGCAAAGCATCATCTTCTCAAGTTAATAAAGCATTAAGACAATGCTCAACAATGTCGGCTTTGCTTGGGCAGTTTATAAATGCCGCAGGACTTGACGCACTTGATAATGGTAACCTCACTGCTTTACTTGCAAACTTTAATGCTGCTTTATCTACAAACCTATCACTCGGTAGCGCATCAAAACGAAATGTTGGCATAGGGGTTAACCAGATCCCAGACATGAGTTACTTCGCATCAAATCAGACTGCTAATGGTTACCAGAAATTACCTGGAGGATTGATTATACAGTGGGGAACAACTGGATTCAGTGCTGCGTCCACCGGCATTGCAACTACAACATTTCCCATAATGTTCCCGAACGCCTGCCTACAAATATCCTTGACTGAAATGACGACAATAAGCGGTTCAACTCCTTACACTGGTATTAATGCTTGGGGGTCAGATACTACTCTGACAACAAGTGGATTTAACGCTACTTGTGCCAATCGAATTAGTCAGGCAGCAGCTGTAGCAGAAGCTGCAAGATATATTGCTATAGGATATTAATATGAATTATGTTTACAGCCCATCCAAAAATGCTATGTACGCAGTATCAATGAAAGACGACTATGAAGCTGCTGGAACATGGCCAGCAGATGGGATTGAAATTTCTGATGATATTTTCATTGAATTTAGTCAAAGTTCGCCCCAAGGAAAAATACGCACTGCGGTTAACGGTGTGCCAGCATGGGTAGATGTTCCGCCACCGACCGCCGAGCAATCAGTGGCTTATGCAGAGAATTTAAAGATGGGTCTCCTTAATGAAGCAACTAAGGCCATTACGATATGGCAAACGAAATTATTGATGGGGCGAAAACTTACGGATACTGAGTCAGCATCATTGAACGCATGGATGGACTACATCGATTTGCTATCAGCTGTAGACACAACCAAAACATCCGATCTTGTTTGGCCTGAATCACCGTAAATGTGGGAAGCCTTAGGGCTTCCTTATAAATGGGTGCTCTATAAAACGAAAAGTGAAAGAAGTGACTAGTAAAACGACTATGCAATATAAAGGGATGATAAGAAATACATTATATGTTGGCAGGAATCTTCCAAAGTAGAAATGAGATACAGCATAATTAAGGAGCAGAAAAATCATAGCATGGAAGAGATAAATACCATAACTTATCTCACCAATGTAAACTGCGCTCTTTGCTTTAAGTATTTTAGGTTCGCATTCAACTAAAAGAATGAAAAGAATTGTAGTGGTCAGGAATCTAAAATAACTATACTTTTGAATTGAAGTTGATGCGATGCTAGCAATTATGATGGATAATGTAATTAGTAATAATGCATTTAAAGTATGCTTGTTTAATGCTTTGCTAAAGCCATGTGCAAATGCAGCAAGTCCACCACTTATAAAAAACACCCAAACATTTCTATAACTTGAAATATCAGATTTGTAAAATATAATAGCTGAAATAATTATGGCCGGTAAAATAAGGCGCTTGCGCATAATTATCAAAGAAAGAAATGGTAATGAGAAGTAAAATGTCCATTCATAAGGCAAAGTCCATAATATAGGTGTAATGTATCCTGAAAAGTAGTTGCCTATACTTACATCATTTCCAAAAAAACCAAATAAATAGAATTTTATTATAGGGGTGATGGTTTCTATAGTTATCGACGAAAGTCCTGACTTGTAGACACCCAAGCATACGACGCATGTGCAGAAGAAAAAATACAATGGAGCAAGTCTTTTGAATCTTGATACAAAGAATGATGCCCAATTAATATTAGAGTTATGATTGATGATTTTCCTAAAGAAAAGGAACCCAGATATACAAAAGAAAAGCTGAACCCCTAAGGCGCCGAGATTTCCAATAAAATGATAATTAGCTTTAACAAAGGTATCATTAATATAACCTCCCTCTCTAAATCGCCAAGAGTGACTGCACACTACGAGGAGGGCAGCTATACCCCTAAGCCCATCAATATATTCAAATCGGTGGGTTTTTTCATACATGTGCGGAAGTATATTCGCCTTATATAATAATCCAGCAAAGACAAAGAAAGAAATTAGTGTTATCGGAGTAATTAGTAAAGATAAGTCCATGATTATTTACTGTATTTGATCATTATCATTACCGAATTCTAACAGTTAACCCATTAATGGCAAGTGATTCAAATGATTTAGGATTGGGAGGATTTAGGCAAAAATTCAGCAGCATCATAGAGATATACTCCTGATGCCAAAATCCTCTTGAAAGGTCATATCGATCAATAGTACTGTATGTACATACAGTGCTTTATCGAGGCATTCCCATGGCACGCAGATACGACATAGCAACTGCATTCAGAGCAAGCATCAGGATAGCGCCGAACGGCAAGCGCACCGTGGCCACTGTGGAATTCGTGGAGCATCTTGCGAAGGTAAACCACGATTTCACCCTGGCCGAGGCCAACCGTTGGATTGAGCACTACCAGGGCAACTTCCGTGACATCTCGACTGAAGAGGGTGAGCGCCGGACGTTCCACCTCTTCAATCCAAACAACGGGGGGCACTGATATGGGATTTCCATCACCGGCGCAGGACTATGTTGAAACGAGGATAGATCTGTATGTGATCTGCCAGGTGCGGCCCAGCGTGAGTCTTTTCGAAATTGACGGTGTTATTCATCTGATGGATTCCGGATCTAAGCCCATACTAGAGTATTTTTTACTTATAAATCAAAGTGATATTGTAATAAGGAACTGACTGTTATTTTGCCAGTTCTACCCCACCTCAATCGTATTCACCCACACTGGAGAAGAACAATGATGGATTCCCCGAAGTCGGTTAGTGAAATCCGCGAAACGACTGAACAACTGCTTGATGAATCGGACCGCTCGCTAAAGGTTCGCCCGGGCGAGAAGCTGCGCTCATATATACCTGCGCTCGATGCCCGTGCGGGCAAGCTCCTGGGCTTCAATAGCGAAGGTGATCCGATAGCCATATCTCTTTCGTCGGGCGGCAGCCAGGCTGACATTGACATGATTAAAGAGTTGGAAGGCCAGGCTGTTGCTGCCCGTGCAGCCCTGAGCGTTCCCACCGTGGACGCGGCGGCGGCACAGGAGTTCAGCGTGAACCTGTTTGAGGATCTGCGTACCCTCGTGCCGCGCTTTGAAGGCGAACGTGTCTTCCTTCGTGCCCACACCGCGCCTGCGCTGTCCGTCCTGCAGCCTGCCGGTACGGGCTGGTTCATTGGGCACAACACCAGTCAGGCTGATGATGGCGGCTTCGTCGCGTCGAATGGTGGCAACTGGCACTGGGTGCGTGAAAAGCCTATCGCAGCCCTCGACATCGGCGATTTCGGCGGCGTGGCGGACGGTATCACCGACACCCAGCCCGCTTTCAAGCGGTTGGCCGACTTTCTCTTCAGTAATTACGCTCGCCTGCGGACTGGCGGCACGCAAAACGGCAGTACCGTCAGTGGCGGATACTCTCCTTACCTGGCTATCCAGTACGGCTCGGGCACCTACTATCAGTCGCCAGGGGAATATGTAGCTTACGGCACTAAGGTAGCTAGTGGGGCTGCTGATGCCCCGTTCAACCCGTCAGGCTGGTACGCTGCTGGGGGCTTGCGTGTCGAGGGTGTCGCCGCTGGATCTGGCCGCCTCATCGCGACCCGGATCATTTCCGATAAGACCGATGCCCCGGTCTTCCTTATCAACCACCGCCGTATTGCGTTCAAAAATATCATCTGGGACGGTCAGCAGACGACTCAAGTTGACCAGTACAATGCGACCAGTAATCCAACTGGTACGAACCTGCTGATCGGCGCGACGCAGGGTGTATTCAACGAAACGGCCAGCAACAAGCAGCCATTCGTTACTAACCAGTGCCCCGGTGGCTGCTACGCGTACATCGCTAACATCCAGGCGAATAATACGGGTTCCCACACCTTCTATCTGTTGGATACCCTCGATTCCATCGTTGAGCAGGTGTACGGCTCGAAAACCGCTGGCCCGGTAATTCAGACGGGCTGGTCTGGTCAGACCGCGGGTGTGTGGGATCACTCTACTTCACTGGAAATCCGCAACTGTAACTTCGGCACGCCGGTAGCCCCTGCGATCTGGGCGCCACGCTGCGGCCAGTCCATCATGCGCAACTGCTGGTTCGAACATGGCAACTGCCCGTTCGACATCAACAACGGTCAGTGGGACCTGTCGATGATCTGCGTTGAGGATTGCAGGAAGAACCCGTCGATCTACAACAGCAAGGTATCTTGCATCACGCTGTCCGTACCGACCGGTAACGACTTCAATATCGCTGCGCCTGGCACTTCTGACTGGCCGAGCTACCTGACTAATCCGGATGGCTCAGCCATCACCTCGTGGGCCAACGGCTACGATCAGGGCCGCTGGTTGCTGCAGAACTATGGCGCGTACTTCGACTGCCCGGTAGTTTCCCAGTGGGACCGCGGCATAATCCGTGGCACCAACAACACGGACGCGACCTTGTGGGTGAATGTTGGCTCGTTCCGCAACCCTACTAACGGTGGATCTTGGCGCATCCGCGTCGTGGGTGGCTCTTACTACAATACGTCAGCGTCGCAGAATATGCTTAGCGACCGACTGGAAGGGCAGGCAGTTATTAGTCTCGGACGCGGCACGGGCAGCACGCCAAAGGCATCGTACTTTAACGAAGGTGGCGGACCGCTGGCAGCAGCACCGCAGTACCAGAGTCAGCAGTTCAACGACATTATCCCCGCGCTGTGGGTACCGATTCGGGGACGTTGCGGCGAGTACACGATCTATGTCGAAGGTACGGGGCTGACCCGTCGTGAAGCTGGCATCCCAGCTCAGTTCACGCCGAATGGAGCGACGCAGACCGCGGCACCAGGCCTGAATGTTATCGCTGGCCGTTTCAGCTTCAATACAGGCAAAGCGGGCTTTGGTGCGAACGAAGACGTTGTAGAGATCACCAGCCGCAAGGCGACAGTGAGCGCGCAGCCGGTTGATACCACTGCGCCAGTCCAGTACATGCGCGTGTCGGTGAATGGTCAGGAACTGGCATTGCAGCTCTTCGCCTACATTCCGCAGGTCACCACACCGCTGCCAGCGACAACAGCCGTTGCTTTGGGTAACACGCTGACCCTTTCGCCGGTTGTCACGGATGCCGTGTCCTACCAGTGGCAGAAGTCGGCTGACGGTACCACGTGGACCAGTATCAATGGTGCAACCAGCATGAGCTTCACGAAAGCCAGCGTAACGGCGAATGATGCGGGGCAGTACCGTCTGGCCTATCGCCAGAATAACGGTGCGGGAGGCAATGGCACGACGCTGTTCAGCACGCCAACCGCTGTATCCATCACCTAACTCTCGGCCTACTCATTCCACCGTCAGTAGAATATTATACTGATGGTGGAATGCCTTCAGCGCCCATACGTAATAAGCAGATTCTTATAATAGCCAGATATGGAAGCACTCATACCAGTTTCAAGTATCCCCGTTATCGGCTCTGCAGTGGCAGCAACCTGATGGGACCAGATTGGGACATGCAAAGGTTTGCACCCTTTACCAAGCCTTTGCATGTTTTAGCATCATGGGACGTGTGAGCGCGGCGTGATGCGGTAAGTTACTGTGTTATAGAGTAAATCTAGGAACTTCTAAGCCGTAGGTCACAGGTTCGAATCCTGTAGGGCGTACCATCCTCTCTCTTCTGTTTATTCCTTTATTCCCGACCTTCCCCTTTAATTTCAGTGAACGCACTCATTTAAGATTCATCCCGATGCTATATCAACGATTTATTCCACAATAATCCGCCCATTCACTGGCTGGACAGGACGATTGTTGTGATGCTCCAGTGCATCCTGGAATTTAGCCAGCTGCTCAGCGGGCATACTTGACGGTTATCTGAACGGTAGGGCCAGTATTGATCATGCGCTCTAACGCATTGCGACCCACCAGGCATAGGCCTGTAAGTAAACAGGCTCTGCGCCAAAAAACGCCATATCATCCCCCTGGGACCGCTATCCCCGATGAACTACGTAGAAATACCTGGAAACCCAGGTGTTCGTACCAATAGTTTGCCCAGCCTCGGTTGCATATTATTTTCCCGGTTAATTAGAGCCATGAATAACCCATTGAACACATGCCTGTCAGGACGTTTAGCCGTTATATAGCAACTTCTTGCTGTTAGGTTTAAGGCGCGTTGAAGCAAAATTGATATATATACAACCAGAGATATATGGACATGAAAGCGATTATTTTTGTACTGCCAATGATGATGGT